ATCCCGGAGCAGATCGCTGCCATCACCTGGAGGCACTTCTGCCAGCAGATGAACGGAACCGGGGCGGAGATGGCGGCTCTCATCTCGTTCTCGAGTCTGATGCTGGTCCGCCCCGAGCCCGATGCCGTGGCAACGGACGCAACCGACGCAGACGTGACGTGGCTGAGAAGGACAATGCTGGGGCCTGGGCAGACACCTGCGGAAGCACAGAGGCTCATTCGTTCAAGGACTGGGCTCAACTCAGTCCTTCAACACTCGGCAAGAACGGAGGTGATGCTCGGTACTCTGAGCCCCCTGACCTTGTACTATGTGGAGAACCAGGGCATCATCAAGCATCCTGGAACAGTAGCGTTGTACGAGCGGAACTCGCCCGATGGAATCCGATTGGCATGCAAGAAGGTCTCGCTGCTGCAGACGTCGTTCATGGACCGAGATGTAGCGCATGCAGGCGGGGACCACCTGCTCTACATCTGTGGGGTTGGGTTCCGGGACATCGGTCAAGGTCAGTTTGGGCCAGCTGTCCTCCAGACTCAGGTCTACGCGTTGGAGAGGGAGCTGATGCAGGCTTTCGAAGACAAGTACTCAGGTGCGTGGTCAACGAGCGTCGACTTTCACTCCCGACAACCTGCCCAGACTGCGCTTGGGTCCACGCTCTGGACGAGGCTGCGGCGCACCACTGGTGCAGGGGAGTCACCGGAACGGATCCCCCCGTACGTGTGGTCAACGCTAGTGGGCGACAAGTTGGAGTACCTGCCAGGCGCGACGATTCCGGACCTCTCAGGATCGGAGGCGATCGACCCCACCATCGATGGGTCGGAGAGACTGGTTCATGGGCACGTCGTCTCTGTGACTGGCGGCTCCCTTGGGAGGCCACTCTACGCGACGCGTGGCGGTGCTGGAGTTGAGGATGTTGCCAACCCACCCTACCTGGTGGTGTCGTCGTCTGGGCAGAGGCTCGGACCGCGTGTGGGCGGGGGGGGCTTCCTGATCGGCAGCTACTGGGCAGTTGCGTTCGATGACGCACTGCGGGCGAACGCTCGCCACGGGGCGCTAGGAACGTACTCACGCACCATGGGGACGGTCCCCTACGCCACCAACATCCGAGACCGTCTGTACGACACCCTCATCGACTTGCCGTTGCGCAGGTCTTCCCATGCTGCTCACTGTCTCGTCAACGTGTGCACGCCTCTGACGATCCGAGCTTCGGCGGCTCGATCGATCCCAGTACCAACGAGCTCGGCACGGCGCGGGCTCGATCGTATATTTCGCTGATGCTCGAAGAGCGTGGCTGCGGTCTTTCACCACTTACACCGGTGGTGACACCTCGCGCGATTCACTCTACCGCACGTTACGCGACGTTGAGGGGGCAGGAGAAATCCTACCATCTCCGGATGTCGCCGGACGTGAGTGGCAGTCGTATCGCCGGTGTGTAGCGAAGATCTTGAATGCTACTGGGGACGGGAAGACCACTGAGGTGTCCAGTGGGGGGATGAAGATCGAGAAGGCGGAGTGGAGTGACGCATGGTTCGTGGGGTTGCAGCAGAAGTACAGGCCGAAGAAGGAGGTCTGGGCCTCGTTCCCGATCGGGTCGGGGGAGGCCAAGAAGCAGCTGGGGACGCAACTGTCAGATCGTGGGTTCCTCCGGAACAGAGGGAGAGTGACAGATCTCCTGATGTCTCTTCGGTTCGATGAGATTCCCAACGGGTGGTTGGTGGGGTTGTTCAAGGAGTTGTCCGAGGTAGCGAAGAAGTGGGGGGAGGTACTGTGGCCTGACATGTGGATGGACCTGGTAGGATTCGAGGCCAGCTTCGGCGCCCCTCCTGTCCAGGGCGCAGACTTCTCGGCGCAACTCGAGAGCTGGGTAGAGACTCCCAAGCCAGGTGACGCTCGTGGGTCCGACACGCGGAGGGTTGTGGAGGAGGGGTTACGGGAGGTAGGGCGTAAGTTGTTCGTCTTCAAGAAGCAGCTCGGGGTCAGGGAGTTCCTTGTCTCTCCCTCGAAGTGGCTTGCTAACGGAGCATCAACCGGGACCAGGTTGGAGGGAAGCAAGGGGACCAAGTTCTCGACCTACCTCGCGTCGAGCAGAGGCGAACTGATGCGGGACCTGATGAGTGTGGAGCCACCGAAGAACGTGGTCAACCCCAAGCGCGAGCGCACCAAGACACGCAACACTGTGTCCAGCGACTGGGACCTCTACCTACAGATGAAGTTCCTGTGTCAGGGTGTCGAAGAAGCGTTGGAGAGTGTGTTTCCGACAACTCTGGGGAAGCGGGTCCAACAGCTCCGGAGGTGGAACATGTGGCGCAACAAGCTGAGGAACTCGATCGGCGTCCCGATCGACCAGAGCAAGTTCGACCATGTTCCATGGATGGAGCTGTTGATCGCGATGATCCGCATGCTCGCTGAGGCCGCGCGCAAGCAGTCGCCTGAGCCTGAGTTGCATGCTCGCATCACCGAGATCGTGATCACGCGGATCAGGGCTGGGTCTGTGAACTGGGAGGGGAAGTCGTGGAAGCACCTCCGTGGACTGCTGTCGGGGTGGGCACTGACGTCGGCTCTCGGGACGCTGCTCAACTACGTCGAGTTCGTCGGGGTGACGATTGTGTCGGGGGGTGTGATGCCCGCAGATGATGAGCTCGCCCTCCAGGGTGACGACGACCTCATCTTCACGCGCTCATGGAACGCAGCCGTGACAGTGGTGAAGACTTACATGCGCGTGTTGCCTGTCAACCCGGGCAAGTTCTTCGTCTCCGCCAATCGTACTGAGTTCCTGCGCATGGTGATCACGCCAGACAGGGTGACGGGTTACGCCGCGAGAGCTGCGCCTTCCTTGTTCTACGCCAACGCTTGGGCAGGGGGGAAGATGACGGTACAGTCAACGATCTCCTCCTGGGCGCGGCTAGTGCAACGAGGGTGTTCTCTCGACGACGTGCGCCATCATGCCATCAACGATGTGTGTGGGTTCACGCGGGCCCCGCGCCAACACGTGGAGGACCTCCTGGCTACTCCGAAGGCGGTGGGGGGCATGGGGTTGGAGACACGGGCGAACGGGAAGTGGAGGGCGGTTAGGGAAGACTTCCTCGCTGACGAAGGGCCCTTCGAAGCTCGCAGGGTGGCTAGAACGGATCCAGAACGTGTGCCACCCAAGGTCAGGGCTAGTGCTGCTGCAAACATGGCTTCTCATGGTGGGGTGTTCTCGGACATGGCGGTGGCGCGAGCTGCAGCTGACGGCGTCTTGGTCGGGGTGCAGGGCACGTCCTGGGGTGCGGCTCTCGACCAGAAGGTGAGCATCGAGACAGTCAACGTCATACCGGTGCCACACCTACTGTTCGGGAAGTTCGTCAACGTGGCTCCACCTCGCACCACGATTGATCCCATCTTCCTAGCTCCAGTCCTTCGGGTCATGATCAGACGGGGGTGGGAGGCCGTGGCGGGTCTCTTCGAGCACAGGGACAGGGAGCTGGTGCGGTCGCGGTGGTCGTCGTGGGGTAGGAGTGTGTGGTTCGACTGGGTGACGGGGAAGCTGAAGCCGAAGGGGTGGACAGACTGGCGGATGGGATCAGTTGTTGCCTCAGCGGTGTCGGACGCGGTTGGGTATGAGTTGTGGTTGCCTCCTGGAAAACCAACGAGAGACGCTGTAGTTGCAGGGATGCTGGCTACAGAGATGCACTCGAGACGGTATCACCGAGAGGACATGGAATGGATGGGGGGGTAGGGTGACGGGGCTGTCAGCCCACGGCGTCGGTTCGCCGTGCCACAACACGGATCAGTTGTGCTGGCTGGGTGCTGCAAGAACACTTCTCACGTCCGCCACGGGGGGGGCAGGCTTCGGCCTGTGCGGAAACGGGGGAACAGGTAAGAACCTTCATGGTCGCTCTAGCCGATCGTAGCGGATCTCCCCGAGGGAGG